GTCCCAATCGTATGCCATAACGCAGAAAGCTGTGGGATCTCTATAACCTACGTCCATTCCTGCGAATACATCCATTCCACTTAAATCTATTTCTGATAAGTCTGCAACACATTCTTCATGATTAAATGCCCATACCTGGCCTTCAAAGACATTGAAGTCTGCCATGTATTCCTGATTAAATTCAGACTCAGACATAGTTTTCCTAGCTTCCTCGATGTCTGTATCAGATATTCGTGGATTTTCATGATAGGTAGCTTTTACAGAACACCATTCTGGGAACTCATCACTGAATCCTCTATGCCAAAACTCTGCAAACCAATTATTCCTACCCCTTGGAGTAGATATAAAGATTGCTTTAGAATTTTCTTTATCTAGTGTAGGTCTTAGTGCTACATTGAAGGCATCTCTGCCATCTGTTAGTGCTGCTTCATCAAATATAATTAAGTCATAACTTCTACCAACTACTGAGTCTACCTGATTAATTGAACCCATACGAATCGTAGAACCATTAGATAGTTCTATAACTTTATCTTTTGCATTATCTTTCGTAACTTCCAAGTCAAAGTGCTTTATCAAATTTCTTTGCAAGTCGAATGATATTTGGGATAGTGAGTAGTTGGGCGACATAAGTAGTACATTAGCTCCTGGAACTAAGCATACTAATTGCCCGATGATATTTGAAATATATGTTTTTCCTTGTCGTCTAGATACTGCTGCAGTAACAAAACGATACTTAGGATTGTTGATAGCATTGATAATAGCTGTTTGAGAAGAATTAGGTTTTATGCCTAAAAGCTCCATATAGCCTTCGATAGGAAGCTTTATGAATCTATCTTCTGTAGGGTAGTCCATCAGATAATCTGGGACTATGTCTGTTCTGCTTACTTCAATCAATGTATCAATTCGTTTTCAAATAGGTTAAATGGGTCACCTTCATCTAAGAGTTCGAACTCATGACAAAGGTTTAGTAGATATAAGTAAGCGGCAGATACTTTAGCAAGTTCTTTTTCTGCTACAGTTCTCTCCGCTCCTAGCGCTTTTTTATTGCTTATCTGTGATAGGTGTTTAGTAGAAGTTAACGCAGTTTCTTCTAACCACGCTCTTCTAACATCAATTTGTTTCACCTTTAGTTTTCTGTTATGCAACCAACACCTAGTACTTCTGCGTGTGCAGCAAATACTTGGTCTGAAGCTTTTTTTGCAATTATTACTACTGCTTTTGCATCTAATGATATAGTTGCTATTGTTGCATCTGCTGCATTGGCTACTGTTACTAATCTGATAGTAGCACCAGAATTGAACAACCTTACGTTTGGTCCTCCACTAAAAGTAGACGCCGCTCCTACCGTAGTACCGCAAGCTGCTTCTGCTCCTAATAATTTAATACTCATTCTGTTTCTCCGTTAATAAGGCTATATTGCCTTCTTTTCTAAGTGCTTTTGTAATCGCACTTTATTGTGAATTGTTTTTGGGGAATGGAGTATTACTTGTAGTTTCTTACTCCACTCTAATCTCTGGTGGTACTTTTCTCGTATAGTCGAGATAAGTGTTAGTAGCAAATCAATGTCTTTCGATATCTCTTTGCGGTGCAGACTCATTATCCTATATTATCTGTAGTGATTTTTACTTTCTGTTTAGCTGCTATCATTTTGTCTTTGATATCTACGTTGCCGTCCCAGTTTTTATCCTCACCCTTTATAATATTCCATACTTTCTTTAAAAAGTCTTTCATTACCATTTTACCTTGTTAGCCCAGTATGCCGCTGACATCTTACCTCTGGCTATGTTCTTAGCGTGTCTAGCCTTAAAAGAAGCTCTCTTCTTTTTCATTTTAGACGACTCTCCAGTTTTTCTTTTACCTGCGGTCTTGGCTCCTTGTTGTCCAAAGCGAATAGTTTTTATTTTCTTTCCAACTTTCGCTACAACTATGTGTGATTTTTTTCTGTGGCTAGGAGTTCTTTTTGGTTTATTAAATCCTTTGACTCCTGCTCTCTTTAGTCTTCCGTCTCTTTTCTTTCTAACGGCCACGTCTCTTTCTCCTTGCAGCAGTTCTAACCATGGTAGGCTTGCCACCAACTCCCTGCTTCTTAGACCTCTTTCGACGTACTGCCGATTTAATCTGACTTTTGCTCATTCGTGCAGCTTTTGCTGCTGGTACACATTTGGGGTATCCTTTTCTGCTTTTCTTTGCTTTGGAGCGTCCACAAGCAGGATACTTACCCTTCTTCTTTTTAGCTCCTATGTTTACCCACTTCTGGCCAAACCATTTCTTTAGTCCAGTTTTAGCCACGTCTATATCTACCTCCTGCTGCCTTGTATTGTTTTACAAGAGATGCATTTGCATATGCGCTAGGGTAAACTTTAAATTTTCTTTTAACTTTAGCTTTTACCCTTGCGTATAATTTTTTATTGGTAGGTATGTTTTTCTTTTTTGCAGTTGATTTTCTTTTTCTGCGTTTAGCAGGCATGATGTCTCATTCCCTTTTTCTTTTTACCCTTTCCTCTCTTCTTAGGTCTTCCAACCTTCGAACCGTAAGTTCCTTTACCTTTTGGCATAGTTTACTCCTTTAGTGCTTTTTCAGCCTCGACTTTTGAGTCAAATTTTAGAATCGTTCCATTCTTCATAAAACACCAATGATTTCTTTTTTGATAGATTGGTGAAGATACCTTTTCTGTTTTAGATACTTGTTTAGTATCTGAACCAGTCATATCTTTTTTATTGTAATTTATTTCCATTTGTTATTTCCTATTGCATTGACAGTAACTGCCAAATTATTCCTGCGGCTGCGCAAAGACCTGTACCACTAGCTGCTATAAGTATAGTCTCTAATCTATTTATACTAGTGTCTTGTTTATCGAACCTTATTCCGCTGTCCTTATCTACTTGCTCTATTCGATTAAAGATAGTTTTCCAACGTTCCGCACAGATAGCCTCGTGTTTTGCTAATTCTGCGGCCACTTCGTGCGCTTCCATGTTTTTCTCCCTTGAACACCTGAAATTATTTTTTCATATGAAAGAATTATACCAAAACTGGAGAAGAAAGTCAAGATTTATTTTTCAATGGTATAAATTTTAACTGGTTCGGACTTTCCTTTTACCGTAACCTCGTCCAAGAATTTGTAGTCGAATCCGTCAACTAAACTGTGTTCGGATATTATTAAATCTGTGTCATACTCTTTGCAACTAGATTCTAGCCTTGCTGCAAGATTAACTGCATCGCCGAGTACACTATAGTCAAAGCGACTGCTACTACCAAAATTACCGACAACACAGAGTCCAGAATTGATTCCCGCTCCTGTATGTATTTGGTCCAGTCCCTCTTCATCAAGTTCTTCATTTAGTTCTCCTAGTGCTATTCTCATTTCTATAGCTGCTT